GATAGGTTTAGCTTTTCATCAGCAACTGACGCGACGGATGTTGGTAATTTATTGACTGAAGGACACGGCCCATCTGGCTCTGGCGCTCATAGTGGTTCTTCATCATCTACACACGGCTACGCTGCAGGTGGTGATCCGGGTCCCGGTCATTCTGTTACAATTCAAAAATGGGCTTTTGCTGCAACAGCTGATGCTACAGATGTAGGTGATTGTCAAACTTCAGCAGGCAGTAGAGCTGGTTTTATGTCAACCACACATGGTTACGCTGCAGGTGGTAGTCCAGTAACAGATTCAGTTGATAAATATGCTTATGCTTCAGATGGTAATTCCGTAGATTTATGTAATTTACATCATGGGGCTAGATTTTTGCCAGCTGGTGCAACTTCAGAAACTGCTGGTTATACTCATGGTGGAAGGAATACACCAAATAATTTTAATTACATAGAAAAAATAACATTTGCTGCGGATTCATCATCAGCCGATCATGCAGATTTAGCTAATACTTGTAAAGGACATTCAGGACATAACTCAGACACACATGGTTACGCTGCAGGTGGTTATTCTAATAATCAAATACAAAAATTTACTTTTGCTAGTGCAACAAATGGTACTGATGTATCTGATATAAGATACGGACAAGCTGGGCATATGTCAGGTAATTCATCAACTACTCATGGATATATTACTACGCCAAATTATATTAATCAAGCTGGAAGTAATGTTGCACAAGCAGAAACAATAGAAAAATTTAGTTATGCATCAGGTGCTGATTCAGTTGATTCAAATCAGGATCTTACTTTGGCGCGGCAGTGGGCAGGTGCTAATCAATCACAATTTTAAACCATCAAACAATAAATAAAAAAGGATTTAACATGGCATATATAGGAAAAGTTAATAAGACAGAATCTACTCTTGGTACCCAGACAATGGACACCATGACGGGTAATGGTTCAACTGCGACTATGGATTTAACAACAACTCCAGCTGATGTTAAAGATGTTTCAGTCTATTATGATGGTGTTATGCAAACGCCAAGTGTTGATTATACACTTGCTAACAATACGGTAACATTTACAACAGCACCACCTAATAATGTTTATGTTTGTTGTTTACAAACTGCTAATGGTGATATTGGTACACCAGCAAATGATTCAGTTACAACAGCCAAATTAACTGATGGTATGTTTACAGATAGTCATATTCCTAGTTTATCATCCAGTAAATTAACTGGAGCTTTACCTGCACTTGATGGTTCAGCATTAACTGGTGTTGGTTCAGGTTTTATGGAAAATGCTTCTGATCCAGCAATTGATACAAATCCCGCTGATGGTCTTGGAGCAGTTTGGGTTAATACAACATCAGGTGAAATCTTTATTTGTACCGACGCTACAAATGGAGCTAATGTTTGGACTAATGTAGGAGCTGGTAGTGGTGATGTTGGAACGTATAAGTTTCAAGGTGATACATATGGTTGGCGTATAGGTGGTGGGCCAGCTGGAACAAAAATTGATAGATACCCTTTTGCTTCACAAACAAACAGTACGAGTATAGGTGATTTGTTATATAGTGGCAATCTTAGTTCTCAAGGTGGAGCTAAATCTAAAACTCATGGATATATGGTAGGTGCAGATGGTTCACCAACAACAAAAAATACTATAAACAAATTCGCTTTTTCATCAGGAGGTAGTGTTACTGCAACAGATGTTGGTGATTTAGATACGGGTGTTTATGGTGCTGGGGTTGCAGGTAATGGAGATCATATTTGGTGTGCTGCAGGATATTCAACTTCTATAACAAATCCTATACAAAAACTTGCAACTGCGTCGGATGGTAATGCAACACAAACAGGAACTATAGGTAGTAATCAATATATGACAAGTGGCCAATCATCAGAAACAAATGGATATATTGCTGGTGGGCTTGCTGGTCAGTATAGTCCTAATACAAATAAAATTCACAAGTGGTCTTTTGCATCAGATGGTAATGCAACACAACCAATGACACTTAACACATCAAGAAGAAACACTTCAAGTAATTCATCAACAACGCATGGATATTCTCACGGCGGTTATAACGGACTTAGTGAAATTGAAAAATTTACTTTCGCGGCAGACAATAACGCTACTGACGTAGGCGATTTGGTAGTTGCTGGTGATTATGGAAATGGTTCATCATCAAATACACATGGTTATTGTGCTGGTAATAGAAACGCACCTTATAACACTATTGAACGATATAGTTTTTCTTCAGATGGTAACTCTGTTGACTGGGCTGATTTATCATATACTAATAATAGTGGTGGACCTACAGCTGCATCATAATAAAATCTTAAATAGTAGTTTTGAGTCGTATAAATAATAATATCAATAACTTTTTAAAAAGGAATTAAAACATGAAAATTGCAGAATATAAACTTCACGGCAATCCTGCTGGTAAAGGTATGATAACACCTGGCTTTATTCAAAATGGTGGATATTATCGTAATCCTGACGATCATACAATGTTAGGTTTCGTTGACGATCCTGCTGAATATTATCTTCCTGACACTTTGGTATATTACACATTGGCAGAAGCTAAAGCTCGTCAACTTGCCATCCATGCTAAATATCCTATGATGGATATTTCTGAACCTGGTGCAGAGCCGGTGGCATTGACAAATGAAGAGGTTGAAGCACAAATAGACGCTTGGCATACATACCATAACGGTTAATAATTTATAAATAATACAAGCTTAGGAGATAGCAATGAGGAAAGAGTTTTTATTGAGAGGTTTGAGAGGCGAGCTTGAGATGATGAAATATCTTCCGTTTATGACTGAGACAGATGTTATTACTAAAAAACCTAGATGGTGTATAGCAGCTGAAGAATATGACGTACATCCTTTTGGAAAATTGATTAGAACACCAGCTAAATATCATACAAAAGGACATATTCTTGAACATAAAAAATATTATCACGGATTCTTTATGAACTTGAAATGTACTGAGGAATTCTATAATCAATATTCACATATTTTAGATAAATACATCTGTACTGAAGATCATATTAATCGTGAGTTTCAACCATCTTGGATGAATTAATCTAAAAACATGATTGTTTTATGTCAAATATTATAAAAATAAAACGAAGCGAAACAACTAATACTGTTCCTACTACTAGTGATATAGCAGTAGGTGAGATTTGCATGAATATAGCAGATCAAAAATTATATACAAGAAAATCAGATGATTCGATTGTTACAGTATCCGATGCTGTTGTTGGTAGGAATGAATTAGAATTGGTATCGACTGATACTAGTGCTACAGAAGGGCCTACTTTACATCTTCATCGCAATTCGTTTTCTCCATTTGACTCCGATGCTATCGGAGATATAAAATTTCATGGAGAAAATGATGGAAGTGATAAAGTTGTTTTTGCTAAAATCGTAGGTAAGATAGCTGATGCTACTGCTTCTACTGAAGATGGTATTGTAGAAATCCATGTTCAAGAAGCTGGTTCTAGTAATGCTGTTATACAAATTAAAGGCGATGGCATACATATTATGTCAGGAAAACAAATTACTTTTGGTGATGGAACAACAATGTCAACAGCACCAACAATGACGGAAACTGATCCAACAGCTGTAACAATGGCAATCGCATTAGGATAATAATATGGCTTCAACAAAATGGAATCAAGATTTAAATGCTGGTGAAAATTGGTGGGCTGATATTAATTTAAAATCCGCTGATGGTAATACTAATAGAAATATAACAGGCCACACTCTTAAAAGTCAAATTAGAAGGCATTATAAGTCTGTTAGTACAAAAGAAGAAATTACCATCAGAGTAATGGATGAAAGTGTAGGGCAAGTTCAACTGTATTTAACAGCAGCTCAAACATCTAATTTAAAATTTGGAAAATGGATATATGATGTTGAGTTGACTGATAGGAGAGGATCAAAAGTTACGATTGGTGATGGTACTAATGCTAAAGCAGTATCAACAGTTGCTACTGATGGTTCAATTTCTGCAATTACAGTTACAAAAGGTGGTTCAGGATATACAGAAGCACCAACTGTAACAGTTGAAGATGATAGACCTACAATTCCTGAGGGTGATGTACGAGGTTCTGGTGCAACAGCAACAGCAACAATAACAGATGGTGTAGTAACTGGAATAACAGTTACAGCTGGTGGTAGTAATTTTGTTGCTCAACCTGTAGAAAGAGTAATAGATGGTATCATAACAATTAGACCGGAGATAACAAAAATCTAATGGCTATACAAGTTAATTTTAATAGTGGTAATCCAGTATTTTCTCCAGCTTCCACACAGACAGGAGGTTTTGTTGGTGATACACCTCCATTGGTAGATTTATCCGATGTTAATAAAGCTGGATTAAACGACAATGACGTTTTAGTTTTTGATGCCGCGACTGGCGAATTTAAACCGATAGATATAGAAGTTATTAACGATAATGATGGTGGAATATTTTAAAAGATTTCTTGGTGGGTTTAACTTATACAATGAACTTGTAGGAAATGAGATATATATAATGAACACAATGTTATAAATTGATAAACCTAACAAACACATTTATAAGGAAAAAATAAATGGCTAATACAATACAAATAAAACGATCTGCTGCTAATACCGCACCAGCTTCCTTGGCAAAAGGTGAATTGGCATGGGTAGATCATGGTACAGGTGGTGAGGATGGTGTACTTTATATTGGTGATATGACAGCAGCAGGTGCAGCTGTTCGTACCATTGGTGGTACATCAGGTTCTGCTTATATTACTGATATTCTTACTAATACAGCTCTAGTAGGCGTACCAACTGCTCCTCTGGCAGCAACAGGTACAGATACAACTCAGTTGGCAACAACTTCATTTGTTCAACAAGAAATGGTTGCTAACCAGAATCCAATCTCTCAAGCAGGTGATACAAATATTTCTGGTCCTTCAGCTGCACAGATGTTGATTTTCAATGGTGGTGATTCTAAGTGGCATAATAAGACTCTACAAGGTGATGTTACTATTGATGCTAATGGTGTTACATCTGTTCAACAGGTTGGCAATGATTCAGTTACATTAGGTACAGATACAGTTGGTAACTACATTTCAACCATTACAGGTACTGCTAATGAAGTCGAAGTATCGGTAAACGGTGTTGAAAACGCAGCTGTTACAATCGGTTTGCCAAATGACGTTATTATTACTGGTGGTTTGACAGTTAAAGGTCAAACAACCACAGTTGAATCTACTGTTGTTGAAGTTTCTGATCCAATTTTTACAGTTGGTCAAGATGCTTCTGACGATAACTTGGATCGTGGTATTCAGTTCAAATATAATAATGGTGGTGCTAAAACTGGTTTCTTTGGTATGGATGATTCTGACCATACTTTTAAATATTGGGCAGATGCAACCAATACTAATGAAGTTTTCTCAGGTGCATCTTTGGGTAATGCAGCTTTCAATGAGATTGAAGGTACATTGACAACAGTTGCTCAGCCTAATATCACAACTTTAGGCACAATCACGGGTGGTACATGGCAAGGTACTGCTGTTGACTCTACGCGTGGTGGTATGGGTATTGATACCTCTGGTTCTACTGGTGTAGCTAAAGTTGATGGTGGAACATGGTCTGTTGTTTCTGAAACGCCTGTTGCTCTTGGTGGTACTGGCCTTCAAGCTGTTGCTCAACACGGAATCGTAGTTGGTGCTGGTACAGCTGATATGACAGTATTGACAGTAGGTAGTAATGGACAACATTTGACGGTAGTTGGTGGAGCTCCAGCATGGTCTGACTCTGTTGATGGCGGAGTTTTCCCATAGGCTAAACTAGCGACATAGTAGTTTAAAGCTTTACTAAAGGGGATTGAGGCCTTGTCCTCAGTCCCCTTTTATTTTTTTCATATAAATAAAAATAGGTGGTCAAATGCAACTTAGCGAAACCGCTGACCTGATTGAAAAGTTAGGGGTGCCAATCGTAGGTTTGTTATTGGTTGGATGGGGTTTCTGGAAAATTGTGAAATGGTTACAAGATTCTATGACTGGCAAAATCGGGTATCAGACAGACATATTAGTTCAGTTAATAGATCGTATCAGAGTATTACAAACAGATATTTTACGCTTGGATACAATGATAAGAACAAGGTACGGGCTGGAGGCAGACGAGAAACGTATAGCTAGAGCTGATGAACCTAGTAAAAAGAAAAGTGGTAAAAGAAGTAGAGATTAATAATTCTATATTAAGGGAGTAATGAAATGACAACAGCAACAAAAAAGAATGGTAAGAAAAATGGTAATGGTGATAAACAATTTGAAGATGCTGCACAAGGAGATACACCAGCATCAGAACAACCTAAACCAGTTCCATTGGCTCAACCAAATATTGATCCAGAAGTAACAAGAGAACAGTTACAAGGACAATTAAATTATGCACAAAAAATTATTAATGTTCTTCAAGGAAAAGTAAACGAACTTAACGGAAAGATGGTACAATTAGAAGCTCAATTACTTGTTGCTAATGAAGATAGAGAAAATATCTTAAAACAAGTTGAAACGATGGGAATTACCCCACAATAAAAAGGAAAATAGTATGGCTAGTGTAACATCAAGGCAAGGACTTATAGACTATTGTTTGCGTAGATTGGGACAGCCTGTAATTGAAATCAATGTTGACGAAGATCAGCTAGACGAAAGAGTAGATGATGCTTTAGAGTTTTTTCAAGAATACCATTTTGACGGTGTTGAAAAAGTTTTTACTAAGCATATACTCACACAAGAAGATATTAATAATGAATATATCAAAACAGATGATGGTGTTATTAGTGTTGTTAGAGTATTACCTATTCCTAGTTTTGATGCGTTTTCAGGTGGCTTCTTTAATGAAGAATATCAATTAAGACTAAATGATTTGAATAATTTTAGTGGTTCTTCTCTTATTCAATGGCATATGTCTTTATCAAATTTTTCTTTGATTGAAGAATTATTTGCAATTGCTCCAACAATGATGTTTAATAGAAAACAAGATAGAGTTTACTTAGAAGCTGATTGGGAAGAAAAATTCAATGTAAACGATATTCTGGTAATTGAAGCTTATAAGATTCTTGATCCATCAACTTGGCCTCAAGTATGGAATGATATGTTTCTAAAAAAATATAGTTGTGCTTTAATAAAACGTCAATGGGGTGAAAATCTTAAAAAATATCAAGGCGTCGTTTTGCCAGGTGGTATTACACTTGATGGTAAAACTATCTATGATGAAGCAATCGAAGAAATAAGACAAATCGAAGAAGAAGTAAGTCTTAAATATGAACTTCCAGCAGACGGTTATATAGGTTAATATGCCAGTTAATAATTACTTTAGAAATTTTAATTCTATGGTTCAACAGGAATTAATCAATGATCTAACAAGAGAAGTAATAGAGATCAATGGTCTTGAAGTCTATTATGTTCTTAGAGAAAATTCGGATCAGAAAGATACAATTTATAATGAAGAGCCAACAGCAAGATTTCTAAATGCTAGAAAAGTTGAAATGTATATCAACACACCTGAAGGTTTTGAAGGTGCTGGGGATCTAGTTTCAAAATTTGGACTTGATGTTGTAGATGAATTAATTTTAATTGTAAATCGTGAAAGATTTATACATGAAGTTAAAATAGGGAATCCGAGGGAAGGTGATTTGATTTATCTTCCATTAGGTAAAGGTTTATTTGAAATTAAATTTGTTGAACATGAAAAACCATTTTATCAATTAGGAAAAAATCAAGTATATGAAATGACTTGTGAATTGTATAGATATAATAATGAAGCTTTTGATATTCCACAGCAAGAAATGGGTGTACTGTTTAATAAGATTGAACGTGAAAATGCTATAACAAGACAATTTACAGTTGGAACACAATTTAATGATGATCCAAATGGAAAATTTATAGTTTGTGAAACTGTTACAGGACAAACATCTGGAGCTACTGGAAAAGTTGCTTCTCAAAGTGGAAATACATTACATCTTTATCGTGTATCTGGTATATTCCAAGATGGAGAAACTATTACAGGTCAAGGAACACAAACACCTGTACCTATTCTTCATCCAACAGTAGGAAGTACACATTCAAATACTATTCTAAAACAAGATGACAAAATTATTTCAACATCTGAATATGATGATAATGAAATTCTTGAAACAGAGGGTGATAATATATTAGATTTTAGTGAAATGGACCCATGGAGTGAAGGAAATCTTTAATGTTTGGTAAATATTTTTACAATAAAAATATCAGAAATATTGTTATATTATTTGGAACAATATTTAATGACATAGAAATAAGAAGAACTAGAGCTGGTATAGTTCAGAGTAGGTTGAAAGTACCTATTGCGTATGGCCCTGCGCAAAAGTATTTAACAAGATTGGATCAAGGTCCTATTCCATATCAAGATTTAACAGATAAGGATTCAGCTGAAACAAAAGATACAATGGGAATGGTTTTGCCTAGAATGTCTTTTGAAATAATGACAATGAATTATGATCCAACAAGAAAATTACAGACAACTAAAAAAATAAGAGAAGTAAAAATTCTTGGGCCTTTGGATAGTATAACAGTTACAGATAATGGTGCTGGATATAATAATATACCAACAGTTGAAATAGAGGCTCCTCCAGCTGGTGGAACACAGGCTACTGCAACTGCTACTTTGGGTACAGGTTCAGATGCTGGTAAAGTTGTAAGTATTACACTTGTTAATGTGGGTGCTGGTTATACTTTTGTTCCTAATGTTACAATAAAACCAACTGGTAATGATAAACCATCAGATGCAAAAGCAACAGCTAATGTTGATGCAGATACCACAACATTAAATACAGCTTATACACCAGTTCCATATAATTTTGAAATTGATCTTTCTATTATGGTTATGAATAGTGATGATGGTTCACAAATACTGGAACAGATTTTACCATATTTTACACCTGAGTTTCAAGTAACAATGAACGAAATGAAAACATTGGGTATTAAAAGAGATATACCTATTGTGTTTAATAGTATGTCAACAGAAGATGATTATGAAGGAGATTTTCTTACTAGAAGGTCTTTAGTTCATACTTTATCTTTTACTGTTCAAGCATATTTATATGGCCCAACTAGCAATCAAGGTATTATCAAAGAAGTAGATGTAAATGCAACAACAGATGAAACCTTTAATGATGATGATGTTAATGTCAATGTTGTTCCTGAAAATGCTACTGCTGATCCTGATGATAATCCAAGTTTTACAGTAGCAATAGATGAGAATGTATGAAGAAAGAAACAGTAAAAAAATTAAATGATATATTAGATATTGCAGATGATATTATTGATATTGAAGAACCAGAGTTGAATCAACATATTGAAGCTGAAAAAAAAGATGATGTAGTTGATGATTATGAGTTTTCAAGAGATCAATATCACAATCTAATTGCAAAAGGAAATATAGCATTAGAAGAATTATTATCTATTGCTAAAGAGGGTGAGCAGCCAAGGGCATTTGAGGTTGCTACTCAGTTGATTAATTCTTTATCGGCAACGACTAAAGAACTTTTGATATTACAAAAAACCAAGAAAGAAGTTGAAGGAACAAATAAACCCACTAAAAATGAAAATAATCTTTTCATTGGTAGCACTTCCGAACTTCAAAAACTTCTTGAGTTAAAAAAGAAAAAATGATATGGCAGACGATACCTATTTAGGGAATAACCTTTTAAAAGGGTTAGACGTAAAACATAATTTTACTAAAGAAGAAATTGAGGAGTATGTTAAATGCCATGATGATCCAATATACTTCTTAGAAAATTATGTGAAGATCGTACACGTTGACGAAGGCCTTGTGCCTTTTAAAATGTATGATTTTCAAAAGAAGCTTGTTGATGCTATAACTGAAAATAGAAATGTTATCGTAAAAACTGGTAGGCAGGTTGGTAAAACAACTACAACTATCGGTTGGTTATTACATTATATTCTTTTTAACGAAGAAAAAATTGTTGGCATTCTAGCGAATAAAGCCATCACAGCTCGAGAAATTCTTAGTCGGGTTCAAACATCCTACCAACATCTTCCAAAGTTTTTACAGCAAGGATTAAGAGAATGGAATAAGGGTTCTATGGAACTTGAGAATGGAAGTAAAGTTATTGCTTCTTCCACATCTTCAAGTGCAATTCGTGGATTTTCATTTTCTTGTATTCTACTTGACGAATTTGCTCACGTTCAAAGGCATATTGCAAATGAGTTTATTCGTTCAGTTTATCCTACGATTTCATCTGGTAAAGAAACAAAAGTTATTATAGTATCTACTCCAAATGGATTTAACTTGTTTTACAAGTTTTGGAATGATGCTGAAAATGGAAATAATACATTTCATCCATTTAGAGTACATTGGTCAAATGTTCCCGGGAGAGATAATGATTGGTATAAGCGAACTGTATCAACTATTGGTGAAGATGCTTTCAGGCAAGAGTATGAAGCAGAGTTTTTGGGGTCAACTAACACACTTGTTTCGACTGAAAAGCTCCAAGAGCTGTCATATAATGACCC